AGAGAACTACGTTATCGAGCGTGACCCTATGGGTAATGTAAGTGAAATAATAATTGAAGAAGAAGTTAGTCCTAATGTTTTACCTCCAGACTTCTTGCCTAAAGATATGCAAGATAAAGGTTACGACAAAAATAATAAAGAGAAATCGTTAAAAATATATACATGCGTTAAGTACAAAGAAGGTAAGTGTATGTGGTATCAAGAAGTTAAAGGTAAGCCAGTACCTAATACATATGGTATGTCTCCAGCTGATTGCTCTCCCTTCATTCCTCTTCGCTGGGCGCAAATTGAAGGAGAACATTACGGACGCTCTTACATTGAGCAATGGTATGGTGATTTAACTGCATTAGAAAATTTATATCAAAGCATACTGGAAGCTAGTGCAATGCTTAGTAAGGTATTGTTTATGGTATCTCCATCTGGAAGTACAAGACCACGCACATTAGTTAATGCAGAAAATGGAGCAGTCATTCAAGGTAGTGCTAATGATGTAACTGTATTACAAGCACAAGGTAAACTAAATGATTTATCTTTAGCCAACAATACTATTGACAGAATAGAAAACAGATTGTCATTTGCCTTCCTACTTAATAGTGCAGTACAACGTCCAGCTGAAAGAGTAACAGCAGAAGAGATTAGATATTCTAGTCAAGAACTAGAGGCTAGTCTTGGAGGATTGTACTCACAATTAACCCAAGAGCTACAGCTACCTCTAGTTAAAAGACTTATATTTATACTGCAAAAAACTAGAAAGATACCTGACTTCCCTAGAGGTGAAGGAGGAGATAGCTTAATACATCCTAAACCTATTACTGGTATGGAAGCTATAGGTAGAGGAGATGATAGAAATAAATTACTTGAGTTTATTAGTTCGGTAAGTGGATCTTTAGGCCCAGAAGTTATGACACAATATATAAATATGGAAGAAGCATTAAGAAGGTTAGCTGCAAGTAGTTCTATTGATACAACTAACTTAGTTAAGACTCCAGAACAATTACAAAAAGAACAGGAAGATTTAGCTAACAGTCAAAAGGCTATGCAAGAACAGGAAATGATGGGTAAGATGATATCAAGCCCAGCAGCTGCAAGGCTAGCTGACAATTACACAAAACAAGGAGCACCATATGGCCCCCAATTCCAAGAAGGAGGAATCGACCCTAACCAAGAAGGAGGAAACCTCCAGCTTCCAGCCCTCAATCCAGACGGAATCCCAGCAGCCTGACCCTAACGCCAAGCCAAGAGAAATAGTTATTACTCCCCAGATGGTAGAGGAACTTACCAATAAGAATGGGAGGAAATAATGCCTGACGAAATTACTATTACTCAACAACCTACTGGCACAGTAGATGAACAGAACGAAGCAGCAGTCGAGAACCTAGAACAGGCAGCAGCTGAACTGGAAAAAGAAGGCAACCTTCCTAAAGAACAAGAGTTAATAGGCGGAGAGTTTGAGACTCAAGAAGATTTGCTTAATGCATACAATGAGTTGAAAGCTGCAAAGGCAGAAGAAGCTCCAGAGCCAATGGGTACAGCCCAAGAAATATATGGAGAGGCAGTAGGTAACATTCTTGAGCAAGGTAATGTTGATTACAAATCAATGAATGAATACTGGCAAGAGAAAGGAGAGATTACTGAAGAGCATTACAAAGAGTTAGAGCAAGCTGGCTTGCCAAGAGATCTAGTTAATTCGCATCTCGCAGGGTTAAAGCAAGAGCTAGCTGTAACAGAAAAAGAAGTCTATGCTATTCGTGAAAGTTATGGTGAAGAAACCTTTGCCAATATGCAAGAATGGGCATCTGCAAATTTAACAGATGCAGAGAAAGCTGCCTATTCATCTGGTATTAATTCTAAAAACATTGAGCAAGTTAAGCTAACTGTTGC